GAACCATATTACAAGTTTGTTGAAATCTATATAGATAAAACAACACAATTTGTTTCTAAATGGTGCACGAAAATTAAAGATGTTATGTCTGGTATCGTTACCAAGTACCCAATCCTTTTCCTATTTGGACTCTGGGCAACTATTTCAATTGGAATTAAAAGTTATATTTATTTCACTGAAGTTGTGCCACAGAGTAATCCTCATATGTCGAAGAGAAGAAGAAACGCTACGAAAAAGGTTTCCCCGAATAGAAATGCAGGTGGTTCTCATGTGTATGGCGATTATGAATTTGCTGGAGGAGATCAGGCACCAGATTTTGGTGCTGCTCAAGTCTGTGCAAAGATATTTTCTAAAAACACATTGAGGATAAGTTTGCCAGGATGTGATCCTGAGGTTGATAAAAGTGGCATCGTAATAGGTATTTGCGGAAATATCTGCATGTTACCTGGACATTACTTTTTTAAGCTTCAAGACCATGTCAATAGAGAAGATGTATTCAAGTATCAAAACGTTGAATTTTATTTGTCTTCTGGCGAATTATATAGGACTATTACTGTTCAGCAATTCCTTGCAAATGAAAAGCATGAAATCCCTAATCAGGATATGTATCTTTTCAATTTGGGAGGAGGAGCGCAGTTGTTTCCAAATATAATTAAACACTTTGCTTCACAGTCCTCTATAGACAGTGTTCACCAAATGAAGGGAACACTTGTAGGTGTATTTGATTGCATGGATGAAGATTTACATCCCCAACCAGTTATCGCTGTCAAAAATGGCAGATCGATTTACTATAAGGATGATAGAGATAATCAATTCTTTGCAAATAGTGCTTTCTACTATGATGATGTCTACACCCAAAAAGGTGATTGTGGTTCAATTCTATTTCATGATTCTTCAAGTCTTACCGATGGTTTGATTTATGGTGTTCACATCGCTGGAATGAATTCCCTTATTAAGGGATATACCTCTCATAGAGGTTACGCTTCCATCATACCGCGTGAGGTTTTAAGCCTTACTGTGGATATGTTTAACGTTGTTGATTGCCAGGGGCCTATTTTAGACCCTACTATCATGAAAGAGACAATTAAAACTTTCCTTTATGGAGATTTTCCGATTGTCGCTGAAGTTGAACCAATGATGTCTCTTAGTACACCAGGTAAAACAAACCTGGTTCCAATGCCTGATTTTATGGGCGTATTGGGTGAATGTACTATAGCACCTGCACACCTTAAGCCGTTTACGAACAGCAAAGGTGAACGCATAGATCCGTTCCAAAAAGCAATACGGAAGTATGCAGGTTCGCAACCATTCCAAGATACTAAATTGGTTAAGTTGTGTACCGAACATGCTTTCAATGACATGAAAAAGACATCCAAACTTGATGTCCCAAAGACTATTCTTACTTTTCAAGAAGCAGTTGAGGGTATTCTTGGGGAAGACTATGTAAATGGTATTCCTCGAGCAACATCTTGTGGATGGCCAAAACTCAAAACTAAGGATTCTAACCTTGATGGAAAGAAAGCCTGGTTTGGAGAAAGTGGCGATTATGATTTCACTAATCCTAAATGCTTGGAACTCATGAAAGAAGTTGAATCTATCATTGAGAAAGCCAAGAAAGGGATAAGAACTCCTGTCGTTTTCATGGATTGCTTGAAGGATGAGACGCGTTCAAAAGAAAAGGTAGATGAGGGAAAAACTAGACTTATATCTGCAGCACCATTAGCTTACTTAATAGCTTGTCGAATGGTGTTTTTGCGTTTTTCACAATGGGTCATGAAAAATAGAATTGGTAATGGCATTGCTGTCGGAACTAATCCTTTTAATGAATGGTCCGCTGTTGTTGAAAAACTGCATGAAGTTTCAGATCTTATGTTTGCTGGAGATTACTCCGGATATGATACTAATCAAAACAAACAAGTTGGAGATGAAATCTGCAAAGGTATCAATAGATGGTATGATGATGGTCCTGAATGGGCAAGAGCTAGAGAGGTATTCTTCTTAGATATCTACTCAAGTGTACACATTCATGGTAGTATAGTTTATCAGTGGGTTAAGTCCTTACCATCTGGACACCCACTAACCACAATTGTGAATAGTATTTATAATAAAGTACTTATTCGCATGGCTTATGTTCATTGTACTGGTCTTTCATACAATTCTCTTTCAAAATTCGATAGATATATTAGAGAAGTTGTTTATGGAGATGATAACATTGTTTCTGTAGCTGAAGAAGTCAGG